TTTTGCATATGTGGATGCGTCATATTCTTTCTCTTTCTTTTCGTCCAGTTCTGTTATGGGAAGACCTGTTTGTGGAGATCGGTTGAGTCCGAGTCTGCCGACAGTGATACTTTTACAAGGCTTGTTTCGTTGGCTTCGTAGTTTTCCTTCTAATTCATTTACAGACTTGACAAAGTCATTTCCGAGTTCTACCACAGCCTGACTGATTGTTACCCCAGGAGCACTGGTCATTACCTCACGTGGAAAGTTGCGTACAACTTCTTCACATTCAGCCCTGTCTTCGAATATGTACTTCACATTTCCAGCTGCCGAAATTACTTGGTTTGCCTCTTTCCATCTTTTCCCAACAACTTTTCTGAAAAGTTCTGTACAGATGGACTCAACTAATTCACTTGCTCCAACAATGTCTTTCAGCTCATTTGTCTGGAAAATAAACTGTTGGATTCCTTGTACGGATGCCCCGTATAAATATTTAGTCATACGTTATAGATTGGTTTTTGCTTTTTTTGATAGTAATCCAGCTCCCATACTGCTGTGCTTTCCTATTCCGATATGCTGTGGCAGCTGTATGTTTGCTGTAAAAGCTATGTATGCTGAGTAATCCTCAAAACCCTTCCGCACAGGCAGGCACCGATGTTCGAGCCATCGGGCGGAGCAAATAAAACGGAATAATGGAAATACTAAAAATGTTTGCCCTTGTGGTATTACAGAATGCGAGTTTTACGCTGGTTAGTAGAGCAAGAAACAGCAGCAGCTTGATGTATCACACTATTGCCAGTGTGCTGAGTAACGGAGTCTGGCTCCTTGTGATTAGAAAAGTAGTACAGAATTTTGACAGCATAGATATGATGCTTACTTACCTTGTGGGCTCAGTTGTCGGAAGTGTTTTAATGCACTATTTATCAATGAAATACTTTGAAAAGAAAAAATAAAAAAGAAATAAAAAATGGAAAAGAAATTTTTTGTAAAAATCAACAACAGTGTCACAGAATACACTCTTTATTTTGAGAATAAGAAAATTCAAGAAGAATTTAAGAAAATGGTTTTTAACTGTATTAAAAATCCGAAAAAATACACAAGTGTAAGTAACACAAGCATTGATGAGCAGGTTATTTTTCCTGCAAAATTCTTAAACGAAAGTGTAATTACATTCTCAAAAAGTGAATAAAAAAACTCTATTTCCCAAATGGTTCGTGTAGGTGGTTCGATTCCGCCTTTGGGAACAAAAAAATAAAGAAAAATGGCAACACTTAATGAACTGAAAATGCTTTTTTCCCATCGTCCGCCCCACGAAGTAGCGATAGAAGTGAGCGGATTTACAGGGTTTAGAACCACTCTTTTGGAGGAATTAACCCCAGAGGAAATGAATGAACTTTATAAAATTCATTGCAAGGATGAATTTCCCCAAATAAGCATTGAAAGCGAAGCAATTTACCAACAAATGCTGAAAAAACATTGGATAAGCAATGTACTGACTATCGCCACAGAACAAGGAATAAAAGAGCCTAATGATTGGAGAAAATTCAATGATTGGATGATGAGAAGTTCCAAGTTCAAAAAGCATCTCAATGCCCATTCTGTAAAAGAATTGAAAATCCTCCATCAACAACTATGCAAATTGAGAGATAACAATATGAAAAGTGCTGAAAAGCCGCTCACTAAAGCATGGATGAAAAAAGCCATTAAAAACCAAAATTTGAATTAAGATGAAATATTTAAGCATTTTATTATTAGGGTTGATGGGCTGTTCGCCATCGCCTCAAAGAGAACCAAGACCCATTAAAACCAAAGAGTTTGTGATTGGAGAGAAGAAATCCATCAAGGAGGGGATTTATAATAGATTTTATTTCAAGAACCGAGACACAATTATTAGGGTCAATGAAAGAGATTATTTATTCTTTGAAATTGGGGACACTTTGATTTTGAATGCCGAATATGAATGGTATGAAAGCGAGATTGAAAACTATAAAAGGAACTGAAAAAGATGAATCAAATCAAGATTAAAATATCTCCAGAAACGCTTTCATTAATCCATCAATTAACCCTTATAGAGTGTAGAAGTAAAGCTTATAATCATTCGGATAAATGTGAAAAATCCTTGTGTATAGAATTATTTGAAATCCTTGCCAAGAAATGTATCAGTTACACTAAAAACCCTAATGGAAAGCCAAGAACTTTATCGCTAAAATACCATTTGGCTTATTATTTATACGAACTTTTGATGGCGGAAAATTATTATAAAATACTTTCTATTTATGAAGCTAATAAATTAGATATGCTCAAAAATGATTTACATCAATTATTATAGAAACTTTTTCTAAATTATTATTTGAACGCCGTCCGCAAAATGTGGGCGGTTTTTTATATCTTTGGAGAAAATTATACATATGAAACATTTTTTACTTATATTTTCTTTATGTAGTTGTTTAGTTTATGGACAATTAACAAAAAAACAAGAAATAGCATGGGAAAAATATAATGCTACAAAATTTACAACATCCGATAAATTCGTAGATGATATGGTAAAGGCATTAAAGGAAGGCTTAATAGATGTAACGGAAGATGAAGCAGAATGCGTAGGCTATTTCATTGCAAGGGCATTAAGCGATAAATATGATTTAACAAAAAAAACATACGGAGAAATATGGGGAGCTTCTGAAAGATTTTGTAAAGAATATAAAAAGGATTAAACAAAACGCCAATTTGCAAAAGAATTGGCATTTTATTATTTTTGCTGTATGCAGAAAACAAAATACCCAAAACGCCCAACTACTCAACGCCATTATGAGGCTATCCGTGCTGAATACCGCCGTCTTTCGGAGATTACAGAGTATGGAAAGCCCAAGTACAGTACGGATCGTATTTTAGCGGAATTAGCACATCGTTTTTTCAAATCTGAAAAGACGATAGAGAATATAGTGTTTAACAGGGTTTAAGGGATTAAAACAAATTCGTTGTCTCCCATATCATTTACCAATTGTGCTGTCACTACTCTTTCCTCCATTTCTTTCATTGCTCCTGTATCCTGCATAATACAACTGAAAGAAATTCGGTACAGATTTCCAGCGCCCCCTGTATCTTCTGGAGCAAAACCAATTCTTCTCATGGCTGAAAAATTCTTACCGCTCAATCCATGAAAGGTGGTATGTAGTTCATCCATTGAGCGTAAAAACTTTAATGCTGATTCTTGATTGAAGGCTCCATTATAGGTATCAGCAAAGGTTTCGTAAAATAGATAAAAATCTACCTGTAAATTGATTTCTTGCTGCAACATCCCCAAATCTTGTGTTCCTAATGTTCTAAAAGAAAGAAATACAGCAGGGGTTCTAAATGAATGTTCATCTTGCAGGAAATTCACCTGATTGTGCCAAAGGTCTATCCAGAGAATTTCCGGCATTTTATCTTGTAAAATTTCTGTCAGTTCTTTATAAAGGTTTGTCCAGTTTTCCATAATTATTGATTAGGCATTTTTTTGAATTTTTCAAATATTATTCTTTTCAGTTCTTTGTCTAAGTTAGACATCAGTGCAGCACTTTCCCCCATAAACTTTCTTTGAGGAAATTTTAAGGTAATACTATCTTTCTTGGTAAGAGCCATGTATTTCCATTTATTATCATTTGTTTTTTTAAACATTGCCCAGAAATATTTTCTCATTCTTTGAGTAACAGGGACATGAATTATTCCGCCCTCATTATGGATTTTAGCATAAGGAGCGTAGGAACCGAAGGTAATATAATTACTGCCTTTATCGGCTATTTCTATACTGTCTTTAAGAAATCCTGTAGCATTGAGCAGTTTTCCTCCTGGTCTGTAATCTGGAGAAACTCTATCATCCCATTTTTGGAAATTCCTATCTGTAAATCCACCCTTATCAAAAGAGCTTTTAAAAAAGGCTATGGCTTCTACCTCTGAAACAATATAAATAGCTTCGGTAATTTCCTTTGCTAATTTCTTGAAATCAGGTACTTTAAAATCATTTTTAGACATCTTTAAATAAAATTTAAAGGTTATTTATTTGCATTTTAAAAATAGTTTGTATATTTGCATTGCGGGAGGCGAGAAATCTCCTACCGCTACCACAACAAATCCCTGACTTTGGTTAGGGATTTGTTGATTTTAGACTTTCCAATTTTTTAATAATGGAAATATAATCGTCTAATAATTCATCTTTTGTAAAGGAAATAGCCTTGTTTCCATTGACAAAATAGATTTCGTGTAACCAGTCTTTATCCTTAAAATTCATTATTTTGCCTTTTAAATTTTTAGTAATTTCATTCGCTTTCCAATCCTTAAAATTAGTAACATCATATACAATACTATGGTTTCCTTGTTTTTTAGCTGTTTCTAAATTACTTTTAATACTAGTATATGATGACACTTCTTTTCGGTCAGCAATTTTTCCGTTTATTTCATATTCTGGGTTTTTGTGTCCTTTTACAATATTACTATCAATATGCGCCCTAATTTTCACATCCGTTTTTAATTTATCGACAATAACCATGGCGGTTTCTACATTGCTTACCAAGTCATTTTCATCAGCAAAAGGACTAACAAATACCTTTTTCTTATATTTTCCATGATAAGCAGTGTCCATAGGCATGTTATATTTCATCAGTTCGGCATTTATTTTGGCTTTGTGGTCTTTATTAAGCAGTTTGAAAAAAGAGCCTTTAGATGTGAAAATTTCTTCATCTACAGCAACATTTCCTCTAAATTCAGGCAGTACACTTTCGTCTTCAAATTCTCCCTGTGAAACCTTTTCTGCGGTATTCATTACGGTACATCTACACCGCCAGCCATTCGGCGGATAGTAAGTTTTCCAAAATGGGTCATCTATGGGTTTTACTATTCCGTTAAGTGCTTCATGCTCTGGACGAACCCTGCTGTCCCCTACGGTTCTATAAACAAGGTTGGGGTAATATTCTCTCTGTTCTTGAAATTTTGTCCATAAGTGAGACATTTGGGCTCCACGCTTGGCTGTTTGGTACTCGGCATTAAGATAATTTCTATTAAACCGAAAATTCATTTTCTGCAGGTCTTGCTTAAACTGATATTCGGGCTTAATTCTTCCGTTTTTATCTAAAATAAGACTGTTTATCATTTCCAGTTCTGCCAAGGTCTTTGCAGAAGAAAACTGCCAAAGGTTCTTTTTAAATTTCTGGATAAGATTGTTAGGTTCTTTATAATCATAATCTACCCACTTTCTGCCAAATTCTTTTTTCACTGGTTGAGATATATCCTTGTAAATCTGCTCTATCAAATCAGGACTTAAATCAGAGGGGCTGAGTTCCTTATTTTGTATCTTTGTACTTAACTCCTCTATGAGTTTAGTATAATCAGAAAGGTCAAGCGCAGAGGGCTCTGCACCACAGCACAAATCATGATAAGAAGCCTCCAGCCTGTGGAAGAAAGAACGCAGGTATAAAAACTTATTCGGATTTAATCGGTGTGTCATTGGTATTTTCTTTAATGCCTAAAATAGGAATGCCTGTTTTTTGCTGGATGTATTCAGGGTCGATATAAAAATGCTGACCAAATTTGGTTACCAAATCAGCTAATTTTGCTGAATCAAACACTTCTGCATTGTCCCATTCAAGATAATGATTTTGGAGGGGAGCATATACAGGAGAAAGTTTTATCAGTTTTGGAATTAACTGCTGATTGATAAGGTTTTGTAAAAAAAGCTTGTCGCTCTCAAATCTGTCTTTTGCTAACTGGAACTGAATTTCTACCGAACCCACAAAGCCTTTTTCGTCTGTCAGCCCTGTCCCTCCTAAAATTCTTTTGGACATTTCCGAATTGGCACGCTCTATCAGGCTGTCAAAAACAGCTTCTGCATTATTGGTAGTGACATTAGGAATTTCAAATTTTTCTGCTCCTCTTCCTATCATAAAATTAGCTGCCTTAAAGGATACAGCCATATCCCAAAGTTCCTGCCCCCGTTTTTCATCTTCTCTGTCGGTAGTAATGAATAATGGCGGTATACCATATTTCTCTACAAAATCCAGCCATGAACCCATTGCCAGTTTTTTAGCTAAAATAATAGGAGCCATCTGTGCAAGTATTCCTAAATCCCTGTCTTTTCCTACTTGAATATAAAAATTAGCATATTTCCCAGAGCGGTAGTCCCAGCCTGTTTCTTCTCCATTTTCTTTGGTAATGATTCCTTTTACTGTATTGAAATTAGACGATGGTATTTCGCTGATTTCTTCTAACTCTCCAGCTTCATTGGTAACAAAAATTTCTATAAGTTTTGTTCCCTCAAATTTAGACCAAAGAGCCGTAGCGATAAAATCTTCAAACCAAGTTCTTTGGAATAACCACGATAAATCCTCGTTTTCTTCTTTTTTATCATTAACAATCTTAAAGTTATTTCTTTGAGAGTGGAGAATACGGCTTTCAATCACCGAAACAAGATGATTGTCTAATTTCAAATTTTGGTAAAGCCGGTGTAGAAACAACCGATTAGGGCTGTATTGATTTGTCGCCATAAGGACAGCTAATTTCCAATCCTCTAAACTCTTTACCTGCATAGTTTCTGCATTATGGGTAAGAGATGATGATAACGCTCCGCTTCGGGCATTCTTAATTGCTGCGGTTATTCTCAGCAGTCTTTCGTCTGCTCTTTTTAGAAAAAAGTTCTCCGCTTTTTTATATAAATTCTGTAACATTAGATGAAAAAGTTTTTGTTAGACAAATTGCCATGCATTAGTGAATCCTTAGTATTATTTGTGGATTCTTTGGGCTTTGACGGGAGGTCACTTAGTGTCATTCTGCCAGTATTGAGTTTTTCCAGCGTTTCCATTGCCCACTTGTAATCCTCCTGATAGCCGTTATTAACCTTACGATAAACATTTCTTCGGACAGCCTCGTAGATAATAATCTTAGTAATAATCTTATCCAAAACCCCGTTTCTTACAGGCGGTTCTGTAAATATTTTTGCCACATCATAGTAGCGGTACAGGTAAGTTTTTACAAGGCTTATGGTTTCTGTTTCTAAATTCTCTATGGCCTGTTCAAAGTCGGCTGTGGATTCTTTTATTGCTCTTTCAAAAGCATGAGTATAGAGGTAATCAAGGGTTAAATATTTCATTGTTAATAATTTAAAGTGTTTTGATAAGACGACTGTTTATTCTGAAAAAGGTTACCAGCGGTGGACACCTTTCATTTTTCCAGCACGATAAGAGAAAATTTTCCCTTTTGCTCCTACATAAAGTTCTAGTTCGGCAATGCTGTACTGGAAAGCATCTGGAAAGTCATCATGAACTTTATAGCTTGGTTCTATTCCTTTGAGCTGGGCCAACCCTACTTGTATATCTTTCTTAGCTTTTAGTTTTTTACTGAAATAAATTCGGCTGTTTTGGAAATAAGGATGCAGCTTTAAAATTCTATCATACTTTTTTCCTTTGGATAAATCCTTTTTAATAATATAGAGGTTGATTCCTTTTTCGTTTTGTACTTCTTCTAAAACTCTTTGTACTTCATCATTCCAAAATTGGGATTCATACTGCCAATGAACTCTTACAGATGCAGGAAGTCCTTTTTGAAAATCACACATCCATTCTACAACTTCTTTCATTTTACTTTGTTTGCAGTAACCATCTACGAGGAAGAAGTCTCTGTCTTTCAGCCCTGATACTGCCACCGCATTAAAATCGCTGGTGGCAGTTCCTGCATAGGCAATATCCCAATGCCCTACAATTATTTCTAAATGGTCTAATCTTGGCAGGTCGCACCATTGAAACTGCTCATCTTTGAAAATAGAACCTTCTACATGGGGGGAGTTGTTGTACTCTGCATTAGCAGGAAGCGGTCCCAAATCTTCTTCTATGATTTTGAAATAATCAGGAGCGTACTTTTCTTTCCATGCAGGCCGATAGGTTACAGGATTATAAGCATTTACTTCATGAATAAACCACTTAGGTCTCATTTCTTGCAGAAGCGTCTGTATCATTACCTGTGCAAAGCGGTTATTAGAGTAGGTAAATCTTCTTGTGGGGCCATCCATAGTGGGAATAAGGTCTCTTAAAATCCATTCCGCTACTTCTTTTTGTCTTCTGGGGTTTTTGTTAATTTCCTTATCTTCTAAATCATCGCAATTGATATGGGTAGGTCTTTTATTCCTTACTCTTAGCCCTCTTACAGATTGCCCCATACCCAAAGCTTGTGCAATAAAGCCTCCTTTGGTCTGAAAAAAATGTTTTTCCCATGTTCCTAATTGTTTTTGTTCTCCGAAGTCTGCAAGTATTCTCGGATTGGCTTCAAATTCAGCTCGTATATCTTCTAACAACTGCTCCGCTTTATCTTGAGAGTTTCCAATAAGTACAAAATAGACAGGTTCCCCTCTCAACCAAAGCCAAAAGGGAATAAAAATATTATTGATGACAGATTTAGCCAATGCTCGCCCCCATTGGGCAAAACCTCTGAAAAGAGGGTCGCCGGCCACTTTTTTGCCCCAATACAAATGAAATTCATCAGGTTTGGAATCAGCATAATGCGGAAAATACCTTTCAATCATTTTCCCAAAATCTCTTTTGCACTCTTCTATTGCTGCTTTTCTCTGCTCTTTGGTTTCAAAGGCAAATTCTGACCCTGCCGAACGGGCAAAAGCTAATTTCTGTTTATAGCGTTCTAAGGCTAATTTATCTTTAATCTTCATAATGATATATAAAAATTGAGAAAATGAATTTTTGAGGAGTTTAAAGCTGTTTTAAAGAATGTTTCAAAGAATGTTTTTATACCAATTTAGCTGCAACATCTTCTAAGTGGTTTTCTTGAAAATCCAAAGTCTGCATGTACAAAGGCTCATTAGACAGCCTAAGAGCTTCAAAGATGCGTTCCATTACCTCCATATAGATAGAAAGGGTTATTTTCCCTTCTTTATTAAGATTTTCTATTCTTTTATTCCATTTAGAAATAGCATCATCTATGGAGGCGGCTTCAGCTCTTAGAGTTTCTACTTTAACCCTTAGAATTGCTTTTTCTTCTTTAAGTTCTTCGTAATCGCCCAATTCCTCTAATTCTTCTAATTCCTTTCTAGCTTTAGTCTCGTCTTTAATAAGCTGTATTCTTCTATCAGTTAAAGAATCTACCACGAGCTGTGTTCTCTCTATTCTTTGGGGAGAACCATTAGCTTTAGCATCTCGTAGTTTTTTCCAATTACCATCCTTTATCCACCGCTGGACAGTCCGCAGGGTTACCCCTGTCTTGTGTGCTATTTCTTCGGGAGTTTTATTTTGGTTGGTATAAAGTTCTTTCGCTATTTTTTGTTCTGTTTCCTTTGACATATCTTTAAAATATTCCTGCAAAATTGACAGATAAGCGTGTAGAAATAAATTCATTATCCCAAATTAGTATGAAATCCGCACTAATTTGGTAAGGAATTCATACTAATTTGGTTTACCGTTTTTCATAGGGATTTTTGAAACTTCAATTTTGCCTCAGAAATCAATAACGACAGAAGTGAGAAAATCAAAATTCATCATAGAGGCATACGAAAATCATAATACCCAGTCAGTCAATATTAAAATTATAGGCTACATTGGAGGATATAGTAATGAAGCTTCTGACATTAGAACAATTGTAGACCATGCCATTAAGAATGGTATCAGAAAAGCCGATGTATTCATTTCTTCTGGGGGAGGCTCTACCATAGAAGCACAGGGAATGGTTTTAGAGCTTAAGAAATTTGACAGTGTCAATATTACTGTGGGAGCATTGGCAGCGAGTGCAGCAACTTATTTATTAACACAGTTCCCCTCTTCTGCTTATCCCGAATCCCAGCTGATGATACACAAGCCTTCCATTGAGACTTACGGTACAGCGGATGAAATTAAAGCAGATTTAAAGCTGCTTGAAAATACCGAAAAAATATACAGAGAGGCCTATGCCAAAGCTTTTAACAAAACTGAAGAAGAAATAGATGAACTCTGGAAAAATGATTACTGGATGACCGCAAGAGAAGCTAAAGAATTGGGGTTGATACAAAACATCATTACTGCAGATATAGAGTGGAGCGAAGATGTTATAGACCAATTATTAGCCTGTGGTGCTCCTAAAATTCCTCATGGACAATCAAAATTTAATCATAACAAAATGGACAAAAACAGAATTATTGCTACACTTGGTTTAGCAGCAGACAGTACAGATGAGCAGATTTATACTGCTTTGGCTGAAACAAAAAGAAAAGCAGATGTAAGTGCTGACCTTACCAATAAATTAGGAGAGGTTCAAAAACAGAAAGTACAAACATTGGTAAATGCAGCAATTGCAGATAAGAAAATAACAGCAGACCAAAAAGCAACCTATGAAAATTTGGCTACAGCTGATTATGACGCAACAGAAGCCGCTCTAAATGCAATGCCAAAAATAGAAGCGCTTAGTGGAAAAATAGAAAATCCTGCATCTTTTGAGTCTGTTCAAGACAAAGAAAAATGGACTTATGAAGATTGGTTAGAACAAGCTCCAGAAGCCTTTGAAGAGTTGATGAAAAAAGACAAAGCAAAAGCAATGGCTATTTTCAATAACAGGAGAAAATAAATGATGGTAAAAACGATTAAAATAGTACGAAATGGGTAAAACAACATCAAACTTAGCATTAAAAAATGAACTTGCAGAAAGCGAGTTAATTAAGAATTTTAGACACGATAATACTTGGCTTCAGGAACTTACACCAAAACCTCAATGGGTAAACAATAACACTATTAAAATTCCTAAAAGAGGCTTGGCTCCAAAGGTACTTATCAATAACCAGGTATATCCTATCCAGTCTAACAAGAGAGAAGACGGACATGTTATCATTGCTCTCAATATGTATGATACAGAGAACACTACCGTAACCGATGAAGAACTACATGCTCTTCCTTATGATAAACTTGGAGATGTCCAGCAACAGCACCGGGAAGAATTAGAGGATAAAACAGCCGAACATGCTCTTTACTCTATTGCTCCAGATAATACAGCAACAACACCTGTGCTTAAAACCACCGGAGAAGATGATGGAACAGGAAGAAAAAGGCTGACAGCAAAAGATTTAATTAATCTGAAAAAGGCTTTGGATAAACTTTTAGTTCCTAAGCAGGGGCGTGTACTTGTGCTTTGTCCAGACCATGTTGCTGACCTTCTCATAGAAGATTTATCTTTCAAGCAAAGATACCAAGATGCCAACGGAGGTAAGGTTGCGAATTCTTATTACGGATTTGAAATCTATGAGTCTACTTATGCTCCAAAATATGATAAAACGACTCTTTCTAGAAAGCCTTTTGGGTCAGCAGATGCTACAAGTGTAGAAGCTTCTGTAGTACTTCATAAGAAAAATACGGTGAAAGCTCCTGGAACAGTTACAAGATATGCAAGAGCAGCAGCTGATAATCCAGAAAGGAGAGAAAACACCATCGGATTTAGAATATACTGGATAGCAGTAGCAATCAAAGATGAAGGAGCTGCAGCTATTATAAGTGGTTAAATGTAAATTATAAACAAGAATGAGAGAAATAAAGTATTTAGCCGTGCATTGTACGGCAACGCCACAGACGACATCCGTAGAGAGCATTAAGTATTATTGGAAAGCTCATTTAGGCTGGAAGATGCCCGGCTATCACTTTATTATAACCCCAAATGGAGAGGTAGTCCAGCTCTTAGAGATAGAGAAAGTCTCCAATGGAGTCAAGGGGTTTAATTCGGTTAGTATTAACATCTCCTACATTGGAGGCGCGGATGCTCAAAATAAACCTATTGACAATAGAACGGAAGCCCAAAAAAAGGCATTGCTTGATTTACTTAAAAAGTTAAAAAAGCAGTTTCCAAAGGCAATTATTCAAGGGCATAGGGATTTTCCAGAGGTAAAAAAAGCGTGTCCATCATTTAACGCAAAAGAAGAATACAAAAATTTATAAAAATGAATACATATTTAAAAATCATATCTATCTGTTTAGCGTTGGTTTTTGCGGTTTCCTGCGGAAGCAGGAAGTCTGCAGAACCGCTAATCATAGAGAATACAAAGACCATAACCAAGGAAACCCTCGTAAGAGACACCGTGGTAGTAACCCAGAGGGACAGCGTAAGGACTGAAGTCATGATAGACTGCCCGAAGGGAGGAGTGCCCAAGATTAGAACCATTTATAAAAATCCACCGAAAGGCAGGATATTACAACCTCCACAGGTGACACTTAGCGGTAATAAACTCACGATAGACTGCAAGGCGGAAGCCGAAAAATTAGCTCTTAAACTCTATGATAAGTATGTAAAAGAGCATGAAACCAAAACGAATGTGCAATATATAGAAAAGCCCTTTAAGTGGTATCATTCGGCTCTTATGTACTTTGGAGGCCTCTGTCTATTACTATTTATCATTATCGGAATTGCTCCATTATTTATTAAATCTAAAATCTAATTAAAATGTCAAAGTCACTATTAACAACCACAGAGTTAGAAGCAGTAGCAGTGCAGTTTTTTGAGGATTATCCTAATCATCAAGATGTATATGTTACAGAAGACGGGCAGCCTTTTTTTGAAGAAAATAGAGCCATTATGCATGCTGATGACAAGGGACTTACCTATAAAAGATATGTAAGAAGTTTTGATGAAGCATCTGTAGAACCTAAGCAGGAAAATACTCCTACATCAGATTCTCCAGAATATAGAGGAGCTGACCCTTCAGAAGAAAAAGCAAAGTATGAAGCCAAAGTAAAAGAGCTTCAAGAATTAGAGTTAGACTCTAAAAATTATACACAATTGAAAGATTTAGTGCGGTATTTTGGATTGGAAACAGAAAACATGAAAGCTCCAACGCTTATTGAAACTCTTAATGAATTTAAACAAAAACTTTCTGAATAATGGGAAATTTACAAGGAACACAAATTAATAAAATAGATGGAGGTTTAGGTAGACAAACCGAAACTAATGACAGTGTCGTACTGTTAGTGGGGGCAGTATCTGTAGGGTCGGCTTCTATTGCCCACAATAAAGCTGTAAAGCTTATACAGACAAAAGATGCAGAGGACTTGAAAATTAACGAAAGTTACGATGCAAACAATAAAGTGCTTGCTCATTATCACATTTCGGAAGTTTTCCGTTTATCTCCCAATGCAACTGTGATTTTCCTGCCAGTAGCACCTAATTCGGGGATAACCCCTGTAACTGATAAAGTATTACAAACCATTAAGGAAAATCCAGAAATCAAAGGTATAGGATATTTCGGATTTACAGAAAATTTGAAGGAAGTAGCAGGGCTGGTAGACAATCTACAGGTATCATTGGTAAATGAGCTAAAAAAAGATGGTATTCTTATAGACTTTGTTTTATTAGAGGGCGGAAATGCTACTGGATTGGATTCTCTCAATGAATACCCAAATCTAAGAGAGAAGAACGCTGAAAACATTTCTGTAATCATCGGCCAAGATGCTTATATAGCAGGATTGGAAACTGAAAACGCAAGACATGGTGCTATTGGGTCAGCCTTAGGAATGCTTTGTGTAAGACAGGTTTCAGAAAATATCGGTTCAACAAATATTCTCAACAAGCCTGACGATAAGAAGGGGCGTTCGTTTTATTCTTTAACCGAATCAGGGCTAAAAAGATTTATAACAGCCTCTTTATCCACAGGACAAAAAATATCAGAACTAACTAATGAACAGATAAAAAGTTTAATCGCAAAAGGTTACATTTTTGTCGGCCCTTACATCGGAGCTTCTGGTATGTATTTTTCTGGTTCGGCAACCTGCTGCACCAAGACTAGTGATTATGCTTATATAGAAAATAACAGGGTTTGGAATAAAGCAGCAAGGCTTATTCGTGAAGCTCTGGCACCATTCCTAAAAGGTAAGGTAAAGAAAGACCCCTCAACAGGATACATCAAAGCAACAACAATTGCTCATTGGGAGCGTGTCTGTGCTAAGGCTTCTATTGAGAGAATGGAGGCGGAAAACGACATCAGCGGAGGAGAAATTTATATCAGTGAAAAACAGTCTCCAACAGAAGATGTACCGCTTAAAATCTCAGTAAAAATTGTAGTAGATGATATTGTTCATTCTTTCAATGTAGATTTAAGTCTAACAAATAAACTTTAATAAAAATGGCAAAAACAAAAATATCAAACTATCTCGGAAAACTGACAGGCTGGAACAATACTACTGTAAATATCATGGGGCGTGATGTTGTTGGTATTGAAGAAATAGAATATAATGATAACACAAAAAAAGAGAACGCCTATGGAGCTGGCGGAATGCCTGTAGGATGGACGGAAGGAAACTATGAAGCTAAATTGTCTTTTTCTCTTTATGTTGAAGAGGAACAAGCCATACAAAGAACCCTTCCTCCTGGAAGCCGTCTGCAGGATATAGCTCCTTTTGACATCAATGTTCAATATGTAAACCCTCAAACAGGGATTATTACAATGGATATTATACACAATGCCCAGTTTACAGGAAGAACAAAATCTGTGAAAAATAACGAAGGTAAAATGGTGCATAAGCATGAAATGCTCATCAGTCATATTACTTGGGGAAATGTTTAAAATAAATTTATAACAGTTTTAAAACAACTTTAAAATGAATAATCAAAAACCTGCTTTCTCTGAAAGTGTTGTAGAAGATTTCAAATTAAAATATCCTCATGGACTTAGAATTATAGAAATCTATCCAGAAGAAGACTCTGCAGAACCATTAAAATATTTAGTAAAAAAGCCGAGCAAAGCTCTTGTTTACCTTCTTTCCAGCAAAGAGTATGAAGGGGATGTACAAGCCTCTTCTGATGCCATGATAGCCAATTGTGTTCTTGCTGGCGACATGGATGTACTAGAGCAGGATGCAAGTATATTTACAGAACTTACTTCCCGAATCGGGGACTTGATGAAGGGAGCAAGAAGTGAGTTAAAAAAAGTATAGAGTCGTCTATTCTTAATACAGATGATGACGACAATTCTTTTAAAAAAATCAATGCTGTTATTCGGGGAAAGTTAGGAGTAAATCCTTCTGAAATTAAAGATGTAGAAGAATGGATAGAGGCATACAGCCAAGCGGACTATCTCATGAAAATAGAGAGGATGACAATGTACTCAGCAGTCAAACAAGCTGTGGGAGAAATTGTCCACGAGATGTTTAAGAAAGAGGACGACGAGATTTAAATACAGAATAATCTTCTGATTTTTTCTCCTCTTTACTCTCTTCTCTGTAACCAGTGAGGTTTTTTGTCAAAACAGAAGCAGTGTTTAAAACATGGTAAAGCACTTTTAATAGTATATAACCCACCAAAAGAATAAAACCGATAAAATAGAATAATCCTTCCATCACAACTAATTTTATACGAAGATAAACAAAAATGAGTAATCATACAACAACTTGGACGCTAAATTTTAATTCCAATTCTATAATAAAGGGAATGGACAAGGTGAAATCTGCGGTTAAGAGTACAACAGAGTTATTTTCCAGGTTGGGTGATTGTATAAAAAGAGTGAGTGCTATTGACCTGTTGGCGATAGATAATTCCATGCAGAATATTAAAAACGGTCTGCAGGGAATTACCGATTCAGCAGTAAAAAATGAAAGTGCATTGGCAGAAGTTTCAGCTATTACTGGAGCCGTTGGAGAAGATTTAGAGAAACTTAATACCAAAGCTAAAAACCTTACCAGAACTTTTGGAGAGGATGTAAATACCAATCTGGAGGCCTTCAAAACTATTCTTTCCCGTTTGGGTCCAGATATAGGAAGCAGTGATAAGGCAATGGAAGCATTGGGAGAATCTGTTAATGTACTCTCTAAAACCATGGAAGGAGATATTAAAGGAGCTACTGATGCTATCACAACTTCAATGCTTCAGTTTCAAGTGGATTTGTCTAATCCTATCAAGGCTGCAGGTGAATCTCGTAGAATGATAAATGTCATGGCTGCTGGAGCAAAAGAAGGTGCAGCGGAAATCCCTCAAATATCAGAATCATTGGTACAGGCTGGGGTTTCAGCTAAACTGGCAAATCTCTCTTTTGAAGAAACCAATGCTGCAATACAGGCAATGGCAGAAGGTGGAAAATATGGTTCTGAAGCAGGTGTAGCTATCCGAAATGTTATCACTAATATGTCCGCTCAAACCAAATTAAGCACTGATGCTATTAAGATATTACAAGCTTATGGAGTAAACACAAAGAAGATGGCAGATACCCATACTTCTTGGGCGGATAGATTAAGGGAGCTAAAACCTATACAGCATGATATTAACGCACTTACGGAAGTGTTTGGGCGAGAAAATGCGGCAGCAGCACAAACCCTTATCCGTTCGGCAGATTCCCAAGAAGAACTGGCGCAAAAAATTACAGGAACCAATGTGGCCTATGAACAAGCGGCGGTTGTTATGGATACTTCTGCGGAGAAAGAAAAAAGAAGAAACCAAAGGTGGAATCTTTTCTATATCGCAGTAGGAAATGTAACCAAACATATTCAGCCTTTTGTTGATGCAATGGCAACTTCTGTAAGTGTCATGACTAACATGAGAAACGCAATGGAGGGGATTAAGATTGTGGGGAAAGCTGTTAATACCATTTTAGGAATTGAAACCATTTTAAACTGGATTAATACTAAGATAATCAAGAACCTGACCAGAGAAAAACTTCAATTAATACTGATAAACAATAGGTTAAAACTTTCTTTTCTATGGGCGGCAGTGAGTTCTGGCGGATTGTCTCTTGCTTTAAGCGTTCTTAAAAAATCCATACAAGGGGTTTCTTCTGCCATAAAATCAATCCCTATCATTGGCTGGATATTAGCCGCAATTGCTGCACTCATTTCACTATTCGATTGGCTTTGGAATAATGTAGAAGGATTTAGAGCTTTCTGCTATGGAATTTGGGAAGTAGTCAAACTTTATTTTGGCTGGATGTGGAGCCTTATAAAGGTTATCATAAATAACATTGTAGGATATTTCAAATGGCTTTGGCAGATGGCAAAAATGGTCTTTGATATGATTAAAAATGTAATCTCTTCTGCATGGAACTGGGTTGCTGAGAAATTCAGATGGGCATGGACTACTTTGCAAAATATATCGCTAAATATTTGGAACTCTTTAAAAAGTATATTTTCTCTTGTTTCAGGTTTTTTTAAAGATACTTTCGGAGGAGTATGGGATTTCGTTTCGGATGTTTTTAATAAAATCTTGCAAAAAGTAAAAAGCTTTTTAGGCTTCTTAAAACCTGTGATAGATGGAATAAAAGCTGTTTGGAACAAGGCAAAAGGAGTTTTTGGAAGAGTAAAAGATGCCTATAAAAGAGGAGATGAAAAAGGAAGAGAAAACTTTAGAAAAGACCAAGAAGAGGAAGGAATTGGAAATATTAAAAATGATATAGATAAAGTTATAAAGGGGACTGCAAATATTCAGCTAAATCCTTCTGATTCTGCTTCTGCACCTACAAAAACAATAGACTATGATAAGCTTTTTGCTAAAAAAGAAAAAGAGAAAAAAGGTAAAAAAGGGAAGGTGGCAGCAGGAGATGAAGACGGCATTAGTATGTCGGGTTCCAAAGGAAACAGGACAATGAATGTGACTGTAACGATTAACAATCATTTCAGCGGCAAAACAAGGAGTGACAACTTTGCAGATAAAATTGTAGGACAAATTACAGACAGGCTCAGAGATGGACTAGTAGCATTAGACTAATTATGAAAGATATTTTACTTGATGAGAATAATGACATTAAAACCCTTAATGGTGATTTTGATACCCACGAAAGTGAAATGCAGGAAGTAGCCCTAATTCTGCAGTCTGTTCAGGGAGAATGGAAACAAAGCCCCCTGCTCGGTCCTAATCTTTATCAGTTTATAAAAGGAAAAACAGATAAGGTCGCAGTGGAAAGAGAAATGAGAATACACCTTGCATTGGATGAAAAAGACTTTGAGAACCTAAAAACCAAAATAGAAACACAGATAAAAAATGACGGATAAGGAAATTTTAGGAATAGACAATCGTGTAGTATTAGGGCAGTTATTCAAACTTGCTTTTGGAACTACTCCTATCTACATGCCGCTTCCTATCGGAAAACCTCAAGAAGTAGATATGCCGGGCTATCAAGCAGAATTAAAAGAAGAACCTGTTTATAAAGATGTAGTAAGGCAGAGTATCTATGGAACACCTGTTGTTTTTCCAATCATGTTTCGTGGAGGAACTTTTAAAAAATATGATGACAAAGGGAAAATAATCGATTTTAGTATGTCCGATTTCTGGCTTCCAGATGCAACCATGGTGGATTTCAGCAGAGCAAAGAATATTGTAAAAACCAATGTTTTAGGCTCTAATGGAACAGTCAAAGAGATATATGGATTTGATGACTGGAATATAAGAATAAGAGCACTTTGTATAAAAGGTAGAGATATGACCGCCAGAGATTTTGAAAAACACCTTACAGAATGGTTTCAAATAACAGGAAGTATTGGAGTTCAAGGCTCTTTATTCTTGGAAAAAGGAATTACAAGTATCGTGCTGGAAGATATGGATATTAAGAGCATAACAGGTTCGCCTGATGTTATCCCTATTGAATTTCAAGCGGTAAGTGACGAAGCAATAGAATTGCAAATAACAAAAAGATAGAGCGATGACCTTTGCAATGAATGCAGAAATCAGATTTTTAAAAAATGACCGAAGAGAGAGATTTTCTATATTTCAGATTTCTTCTTGTGAAATTGAACTATCGTGGAAAAATATCTGTGGAAAAGCAGAAATTATACTTCCTAGAAATGTAAAGGATTTTAATAGACAAAAGGTAAAAGATGTCTTTCAGAGAGGAGATAAAGTAGAAATTTATCTGGGTTATGATGGAGATTTAAAGTTAGAATTTAGTGGTTATATAGACCAAGTTTCAGCTGATATTCCCATTAATATAAAATTAGAAGATGAGATGTGGAAACTCAAACAGATACCTGTTAATTTCTCCTCTCCTGACATCAGTTTAAAAGGTTTTTTTGAAAAAGTTGTAAAAGACTATCCCTTAGATATTGATGCCCATATTTCACTTGGAGCAGTAAGATTTACAAAGGTAACTCTTGGGGAAGTGCTTAACAAACTGCAGAGTGACATGAACATTTATACTTTTATCAGAAATGGAAAACTTTCAGTTGCAAAACCCTATTCTGATGTAAAGGATGATAAAGGAGTTTTTGAAGAATTTGATTTAGAGAGAAATTGTGTCAGCAATGATTTAAATTACATCTCCGCAGAAAGCAGATTAGTGAAAATCATTGGACAAACCGCACAAAATGTGGCGAAAGCAGTAAAAGCAAAGGAAAAAGATAAAAAATTAAAATTTGAATATGGAGACAATAATGCCAACGAAACCATTAACTGGACTTTTAATGTAAAGACCAAGAAAGAATTAGAAGAGGCTGTAAAAGACCTTTATAAAAAGAAGAAAAAAGACGGTTTTGATGGTTCATTTACCACTTTTGGTATTCCAAGTGTCCAGCATGGGCAGAAAGTAAAACTAACATCTTCTCTATATGAAGACAGACAGGGAACTTATTACATAGATAGTGTAAAAAAGACTTTTGCAAAAGACAGTGGTTACAGGCAGGAAATAGGATTAGGATTTAAAGCATTTTAAATATGGTTGCAGATAAATTAAAACAAACCCTTTCAGAGAAAATCAAATCTTTTGTTCCTGTTCAGACTGTTTGGGCAGAAGTTCTGGAAGTGGATTGGGAAAATAAGATAATGACAGCAAAAGGAATAGATGATGAAGAACCTTATTACAATATTCTATTAGGGTTAGACCATGTCTCTGTGAAGCCTAAAATAGATTCTGCATGTCTTATCGGAATGATAGATAATAACCCTACTACACCTTTCTTAATTTGGGCGGATGAAGTAGAAGAATATCATGTAAAAGTAGAGAATACCGAATTTAAAATAAAGGAAGGTTTCCTTCTCAAAAAAGAAAACGAAACATTGGCAAAGCTGATGACAGACCTATTACAGGAAATCCAGAAGATGAAATTTTTAACAGTTTCGGGAGGGCCTACAACACGACTTATCAACCAGCCGAAATTTAAGGAAATAGAAAACAGGTTTAAAGAGCTTTTAAAAGAAAATTAAAATGGCATTAAATAAAGATAGATTAAAGGAAAAAATTAAAAAAGCATGGATGTCAGAAGCTGAAAATGAGGATGGAGAGGATTTTTTGGATAAAGTATGCGAAAAAATTGCTACTGCCGTGATAGAAGAAATCAAACAAATCACCATCACCGCCACTTGCCCCAATGGAAATATCACCATCATAAAAATAGAATAAATGAACATCATAGTATTACATCATCAATCTTTTTTAGACCTTGCGATACAGCACACGGGGAGCGTGGAGAATGCTTTTGTTTTGGCACTCCAAAACGGCAAAAGTTTAACTGATGATTTAGTAGCAGGAGAGCAATTATATCTTGAAAATACTAAAAACAACAAAGATATTTTAAGCTATTACCAAAGCAAAAAACTGCAACCTGCCACAGGTGTGAGCCACATGGGCAGTTCGTCACTCCAACTGCAGGGGATTGGTTATTGGTCGATTTCTAATGATTTTAAAGTAAGTTAAAAAATGGCACGAACGATAGAACAAATTCAAAATGAGATATTAAAAGCCAAGGAGACAGAGGTTTCTCTCAATGGGTTAAATT